AATCGACCTTCTCCATCGTCTGCGGGAACCAGAGGCGCTTGATGACCGAGATGGTGCCGGGATCGGCGTAGAAGTCGCGCGTCATGGGCGGCGCCTCCGACGTGAGCCGGACAGCGGGAAGAATGTGTCGGCGATCGAATACACGATGAGGCCGATCCCGCAGGCCAACAGCGCGGAATACGACACGAGCACAGCGGCGAATTCGAGGTCGCTCATCGCTTCGCCTTTGCTTCGCGGTGGGTCTGAATGAGAAAGATGACGAAGCTCATGGCGATAAATAGCCATCCACCGATTTCGCTAGGCTGTATCCAGCCCCACGCGATGATGAGATTCGCCCAGCCGTACATCCAAAAGCCGGTGCTCAGGCCGCTCATCGGGCGGCTCCGTAGCGCCCACTACAGAAAGCCGAAACGTGGTTAACGAGGCGCCTGTGCCATTTTGCTGCGGGACTCTTTCCGTCCGATTGCCTACTGTTAGGTCTCAGGGGGAATTCACAAAGCAGCATGGGGGCCACCATGCGCGGATCACTGCCGCCGCCGGACAGCGAATTTGTCCGGGCGCTAATCGACGCCTTCGTCACTTCATGGATAGTTTCGCAGCGGGAGCAGCCGCACAGAGGGCCGGAGTGGTGCAGGCAGCACCTCGTAGGGCCGTGGCGGCGTGCCGCCGGGACAGCTTTTCCGCCGAATGTCCTCGCTATGCGCGGGCGCGCTGGAGAAGCATCAACGGCGCTGCTTGCGAGGGGGCACGCATCCGCGTTCCTAAAATCGCATTGCAAAGGCTGCGGCGGTTGTCGACTCGGCAAGGAATAGGTCATGCGTCCACCCGTTCTTTTTGTTCCTCGGGCGGATACAGGTCGGGACGCAGTTGATGGCGAGTGACCCTGCCTTCAGTCGCCCGCTCGATTGGCAGGCACCATTCGGCCGGGACCTTCTTCCCGTAGTTGAGAATTTCATGGACGGAAGGCTGCTTGATGCCAACGGCTTCAGCGAGCGCGCGCTGGCTTCCGAGCAAGTCCTTAGCAACCCGAAGGGCGTCGATGCCGGTGATTTCCATGGATAGCACCATAGGCGTGCCTATGGCATTGTCAATAGGAACTACTATGGGGCGCGAGAATAGGGTCTCCTATAGGCTGAGGCCTATGACCCTAGCCGAGCGCATCAAGACAGCCCGCCTTTATGCTGAGTTGAGCCAGGAAGACTTGGCCGAGCTGACCGGGCTGAAACAGCCGACCATCTCGGGACTTGAGAGCGGCCGCTATTTGGGCTCAAGGTTCCTCTACAAAATCGCCGTGGCCTGCAAGGTCTCCATCGGTTGGCTTGATTCCGAGTCTGGCCCGATGGTCATTCCTGAGACCGAGGAAGCGAGGGAATTTCAGGAACTCCCGCAAGACGATCAGAGGGACGCGCTCGCGGTCGCTAGGCTACTGCGGGAACGTGAGCGCCGATGATGCTGCGAGCCACCTTAGCGGCCCTGACGTTCGCCCTGGTAGGCGCTTCGGACGCCATTGCGGCGCCGGACCTGATGGAAGACGCCGTATTTCTCAAGGGCAACCCCAACTTCATCCCAGCCGTCACCGAGCTCATCACCCGGAGCGGCTACGAGTGTCCCCGCATCGCTATCCTTTGGAACCGTGGGACATCGCCCTACGGCCTTCGTCTCGAAGCACTTTGCGGCCCGCGCAACAGCCGGCAGGTGTACCCGGTCCTTCACTATGCGGTTTATGTGGACCGCCTGCTGGTGAAGGTCTGCGCGGAATTCGGGGCGTTCAGCCGCGAATGCGAATGATCTGATATCGAACCCTGCCGCCACCGTTGTCCGACGCCCCAAAACATAGGAACCCCTATTGACATGATATAGGTTCGCCTATAGTGTCCCCTCCCAGACCAACGGGAGCACGCCATGGCACGGACGGGTAAGGGGATGGCGGGGGCGAAGTTCAAAATCCGCATCACGCGACGGAACGGAGTCAGGGCCATGGTCCCCGATTGCCAGTTCAGCAGCCGCGAAAGCGCTGAGGCGTACTCCGAGAAATACATCCCGACATTCCAGCGCCCTGAAATCGTGACCGGCGCGGAGGGCTGCGAATGACCATGCCGAAAGCAAAGCGCGTGTGCTGCGATTGCCCTGATCGCCATGCGCGCTGGCCTTCCGACAATCCGGTTCATTGCTGCGTCCGCTGTTACGAGATGACAGAGCAGGGCCATGTCCCGAGCCACACGCCGGAATGTAAAATCGAGAAGGGGGCAAGATGAGCAGATACCCAAATGAAGTCGTTGCCCGGTTTGACCAGCAATTTGCTGAAACCGAGGATGAGCGCAATGAGAGGCTCGCGGCAGCACGCCGCAAGAAGCCATGCGAAGCCCCGCCGAGATTTGCCGAGACGTTTTGCAGCCAGTGCGGCAAGGCGCTCGGTCCCGGCAATGCCGGCGTCTCGCACTGCGACCAGCACAAGAGGGCCGAACGCAAGATCGTCACCGAGTTCTGGATGAAGCCTGTCCCGGTGCGCGATTATGACTGGATCGCCTACTACGACGGCGACGAGCCGAACGACGCGGGCTGGATGGTTCACGGCACTGGACGGACAGAAGCCGCTGCGATTGCAGACCTCAAAGACAATTACGACGAATAACCGGGGCGTTCCCCCGATAGATACGGAGTCTGACATGGCACGGACGGCAAGCGCGGCGAAGGTTACGGTCATTCCGGAGCGTCTAGCCCAGATCGCGCGGCTCTATAAAGGAGCACACAATCCGAATGGGAAAATGTGCGCCATGGAAGCGGCGGCTTTCGTCGCTGGCGAGAAATGGTCCGATCACCCCAACTGCACATGCCCGGTCATCGGCGCGTTCATGCGGTCATGGAACGACGGCATTGAGGATGACGCCGAGCGCACGGCGCTCTTGCTTCCGCTGATCCCGAAAATTGTCGGCACGCGCGGATCAAAGAAACTGGAACAGCGCCGCGCCACCATGGCGGCAGATTGGCTGATCCGTACACATACGGTCGCGTGGCTGCGTCTCGCGAAGCTGGACAAGCAGGCCGACACACTCGCAGCGCTGCCCGAGATTACAGATTTCGCGCAATTCCCGTCGCTGATGCCGGCGCTTGAGGCGGTTCGTCATGATGCGGCTGCCGCGTGGGATGCCGCGGGGGCTGCCGCGAGGGCTGCCGCGGGGGATGCCGCGGAGGCTGCCGCGGGGGCTGCCGCGTGGGCTGCCGCGTGGGATGCCGCGGGGGATGCCGCGGGGGCTGCCGCGAGGGCTGCCGCGTGGGATGCCGCGGGGGATGCCGCGGGGGCTGCCGCGAGGGCTGCCGCGTGGGATGCCGCGGGGGATGCCGCGGGGGCTGCCGCGTGGGCTGCCGCGTGGGATGCCGCGGGGGCTGCCGCGGGGGCTGCCGCGAGGGCTGCCGCGGGGGATGCCGCGGGGGCTGCCGCGTGGGCTGCCGCGTGGGATGCCGCGGGGGATGCCGCGGGGGATGCCGCGAGGGCTGCCGCGTGGGATGCCGCGGGGGCTGCCGCGGGGGCTGCCGCGTGGGATGCCGCGGGGGCTGCCGCGTGGGCTGCTCTCAATAAAACGAAGACCGAGCTTCAGCAGTCCGCAGTTCGTCTCGTTGAGCGAATGATCGCAGCCTAACCAAATCACACGGAGACACGCACATGGCACGGACGGGTAACAGCACGATCTACTTGGTTTCGCGGACGTGAGAACGCTCGACGAAATCCGCAATACGCCGGTCGGTCTGCTGACCGAGCCCGAGATCGAACTCCTTGATCCCGAAATGCAGGCGTTTGCGCGGGGCTTCCAGGCGACGCGAGCGAGACAAGCGGCGTGTGACCACGAGCCGATTGGGACCGGGAGCCGTGACGATGCGCGCCGCGGATGGCATCCGGCCAAATGTTCGAAATGCGGACTGGATATGTCCGTCGATAGTGGAGACTGACCATGAAGCCGCACACCGTCACCGTCCTCGAAGTCGACGCGACGCCGGTTATGCACGCGATCGAGCGGGCGGCCTTGCGGGAACGTCAGGTGCCGCGATGGGACACGGTCGGCCGGCTCGACGTGATCCTCGAAGAGTTCGCGAACATCCTCGCGGCTTATCTCGCGTATCGGGACGCAGCCCTCGCGGCAGATCGCCCGCCTGAGCCCGACGAGTTCCATTCGCCCAAACCGACGGAGACGCGGCAGTGAAAATCACTATCGAGAGCACGACCAAGATTGTGAACCTTGTCATCGGTGGCCGCGACGTTCCGGCGCGCGTTTGGCAGGGGGAAACTGAGAGCGGCATTCCCGTGCAGTGCTTCATCACGCGGATAGCGCCGGAAATTCCACAGTCCGACCCACGCATCGACGAACTGACTGCGGAATTCGAGCGCGATCTGAAGCGCTGCGCCGACCCACGAAGAACCGTCAGCGCTATTCCGCTGCGCATGTTTATCGATTGAGGCAAAGCCATGACCACGCTCGCCCCGCCGCTGAAACTCCCGCCGGGTCGCTCGCTCGACGAAGCGCTCGTCGTCGCACGCAAGCATCGGGCGCTGATCTGGCATGGCGCTGCGGGCAAAGGCCTGACGGACGCACAACGCATCGATCTGCTGGTCAAGACGTGCACCGATATGCTGTGCGGCGATGCGGAGAGCGGACAGCGGCTCGCGACGATGGCGGTGTGGTCATGATGCCGATCCGCGCCGACCTTCCGCCCTTGCCCGACCGGATGAAGCATCTGCCCGCAGACGCGCGCGGCTATCCGGTGCCCTGGTTCGTCGCCTTCATGGACGACGGTAAGCCAGACTTTCGCGTTATCCGTCCCGGCGGCGTGACGACCGCAATCAAGCGCAATGTCTGCTGGCTCTGCGGACAGACGCTCGGCGTTCACAAGGTTTTCGTCATCGGCCCCATGTGCGCAATCAATCGCACGACGAGCGAGCCGCCGTCGCACCACGATTGCGCTGCGTTCGCGGTCAAGGCGTGCCCATTCATGACGCGCCCGATGGCAAAACGCAGCACCGCTGACCTCCCGCCAGACGCACAGGCGCCCGCTGGAATCCATCTCGACCGGAATCCCGGTGCCATTTGCATGTGGACGACGCGCTCGTTCGAACCGTTCCGTGTACGGAACCACGTTCCGGCCAGCGATGGCTTGCTGATCCAAATCGGCGAACCGGAGTCGGTATCGTGGTGGGCGGAAGGACGGGCCGCAACACTCGCAGAGGTCAAGGCGTCCCTCGATTCTGGAATGCCGAAGCTGCGCGCGATTGCTGAACAAGAAGGTCGCGGCGCGCTTGACCAATTGGCGCGGCAATACCGCGATTTTCTGCCGATGCTCCCGCAAGGACAAACCCAATGACCGACAACCACGCCGAACGCTGCGCACGCCTTGCGAGCGCGTACACGCCGGAGGATTACCCGCTCGACCCGTTGCCCGATTTGCCCGACGACGCGCCCGGCTTCCCGCCGTTCAGCGCGTTCGTTCCGTTTCTCGGGTGGCTGCTGGCTGCGCTATTCGCCGGGGCGTTTATTGCGCTGGCGATTCCATGAAGAAATTCGAGAGCATCGGACCCGAGCATCCGATTTCCAAAATAGCGAACGCTCTGTCGGGCGCAGCGTACGAGTTGGCCGGTCAGGCGCGCATGTCCAAGATGGACCTCTGCGCCGCGCTGGCAAATGCGTGCGGTCAAATTCTCGCCGACGCTGCGAAGCCGCAAGCGGGCGGCAAACCGCTGCCGATAGACGAAGCCATCAGGCGGATGGACGATCTGCGGCGAGTGATGGAAGCGGCCTACGATCTGCGAAATGTTGAGGGCGAAGCATGAGGCCGCTTCGTGTCTCCGGCGCAACCCGCTACCTCGGCGCGCCGCCGGGCTGGAAAGACGACGGCAAGCAATGCGGCTTCCTCGCGATCCGTGACGAACAGACAACGGTCGGCCCCGCGATGACGAGCGCATGGGAGCCGGAACCGCATGAGGTCGAAGCAATCGCGAATGGCGCGCCGATCTATCTGCGCGTTTGCGGCACCGCTCACCCGCCCGTGTCGATCACGGTCGGCAAACCACCGGAGGCCGCATGACCCAGATCACCGCCCCCGGCGTGTATCCAGATATCAGCGCCGAGGATTACCACGCGGACAATTTCCTGCCCGAGCCGTCGCTTTCCTCGTCGATCGCGAAGCTGCTCGTCACGCCGGGCGGTACGCCGCTTCATGCTTGGACGGAGAGCGCACGGCTGAACCCGGAATTCGAGCGCGAAGAAAAAACAATGTTCGACCTGGGCGCCGCGGCTCATGCCCTGCTGCTCGGTGATCCGCGTGACTTTGAGATTTGCGATTATCCTGATTGGCGGGCGAAGGGCGCGCCGTTCGCGCGTGAGCAGGCGCGCAAGGTGGGGATGATTCCGATCCTGGCGAAGCATTGGGAGCGCACGATCGAAATGGTCGCCGCCGCGCGCGCGCAGCTTGCCTCCCACGAAGAAGGCCGTCGCGCATTCGTGGACGGCAAGCCGGAGGTGACGATCTGCTGGCGCGAGGGCGACGTCTGGATGCGCGCGCGGCTCGACTGGCTTCCGAATTCCGGCGACCTGTTCTTCGATTACAAATCGACGGGAGCGTCGGCCGATCCTGACTCTTGGGGAAAGACGATGCTCGGGATGGGCGCGGAATTCCAGAACGCTTTTTATTGCCGAGGGATTCGCGCGCTCGGCTTGTCGCGACAGCCGCAACTTCGGTTCGTGGTGCAGGAGAATTACAAGCCGTTCGCGCTATCTGTTGTGGGCCTGATGCCGGGGCTGATCGACTTGGCGGATCGTCAGGTCGAGAGGGCAATCGCGTTGTGGTCTGAATGCCGCCGAACCGGACTGTGGCCTGGGTATCCGAGAAGGACCGCGTTCGTCGACGCGCCACCGTGGCACGAAGCCCAGGTGCTCGCCCGCGAAGAACGACGCGCCGACGCCGACAAGGCCGCGCACGCGCTGGCCGATGAATTTCACAGACCGTTGGAAAGGGCCCGCCCGTGAAGATTGCCAAGCTGATCGCCGAGAACGTCAAGAAGCTGTCCGTCGTCGAGATCACGCCCGACGGCAACCTCGTCCAGATCACCGGGAAGAACGGCCAAGGCAAAAGCTCCGTGCTCGACGCGATATGGTGGGCACTCGCCGGGCAGACGAATATCCAGGCGGCGCCGATCCGTAAGGGCGAGACCGAGGCCCGCATCGTGCTCGACCTGGGCGAGATCATCGTCCGCCGCACGTTCAAGCAAAAGACCGGGAAGGATGCCGACGGCGCGGAGGTCGCGGAGGAAGGTTACACGACCGCGATCGTCGTCGAGAACGCGCAAGGCGCGCGGTTCCCATCGCCGCAACGGATGCTCGACGGGCTGCTCGGCGCGCTGTCGTTCGACCCGCTCGCTTTCGCCAATGCCCCGCCGAAGATGCAGTTCGAGGCGCTGAAACAATTCGTCCCCGGCGTCGACTTCGCCGAGATCGAGCGCGCAACGCAGATGGATTATGCGACACGGACGGATATCAACCGGCGCGCGAAGGAAGCGAAGGCGCAAGCGGCTGGAATCATGGTCCCGAAGGACACGCCTGCCGAGCCGATCGACGAGACGGCGCTTGTGCAGACGCTTGACGATGCCGGACGCCACAATTCTGAGCTCGTTCAGCGACAGGGCCGCCGCGATCAGGCGACGGCAGACGCCGCCAATCTCCGCGAGAACGCGAAGCGCCGGAGAGATATAGCGGCGAGGCTGCGGCGACAGGCTGACGAGGAAGAGGCTTTTGCGAAGGACGAGGATGGCAAGGCGGCCGACGTCGATAAGCGTCTCACAGACGCTCCAGCGCTCCCCGACCCCATCGATACCGCCGCGATCCGCGAGGCCATCGGCCAAGCTCGCACGGTAAATGAGAACGTCTCGGCCAGGGTACGGAAGAAAGCGCTGGAAAGCCTCGCATCCGCGCTTGAGGAAAAGGCGGGCGCGCTAACGCATCAGATGGAAAAGCGAGAGAGCGACAAGCGCGCAGCCATCGGCGCGGCGAAGCTGCCGATTCCGAACGTGGAATTCGGCGACGGCGTGATCCTGATGAACGGCGTTCCGTTCGATCAGGCGAGCGATGCGGAAAAGCTCCGCGCCTCTATCTCGATCGCCATGGCGTCGAACCCGAAGCTACGCGTGATCCGCGTGCGGGACGGGTCGCTGCTCGACGATGACGGGCTGAAGCTGCTCGCTGAAATGGCCGACAAGGCGGACTGTCAGGTCTGGATTGAGCGCGTCGACTCGTCGGGCAAGATCGGGTTCGTCCTCGAAGACGGCCACCTGAAGACCGGGCCGACGCCTGAGCCCGCCAAGCCGGCGCTCAAAGCGAAGGTCCGCAAACCCGCCGAGCAGGAGAATATCCTATGACGTTCCAATTCCGCCCCGCCGTCCGCGAGAACGTCGGCCTGCTGATCGGGCTGGCTGGTGGAACCGGATCGGGGAAAACTTATTCAGCGATGCGCCTCGCCGCCGGTATCGCTGGCGACCGTCCCTTCGCCGTCATAGACACGGAAGCCGGGCGGGCGAAGCACTATGCCGATCGGTTTCGCTTCGATCACGGCGACCTCGCGCCGCCGTTCTCGCCGAGCCGCTACGCGGACGCGATCAAGGCCGCCGACGACGCAAAATATCCAGTGATCGTAGTCGACAGCGCGTCGCACGTTCACGCGGGCGATGGCGGTATCCTCGACATGCACGAGGCCGAGCTGCAGCGCATGGCGGGCGACGACTACAAGAAGCGCGACGCCTGCAAGATGGCGGCATGGATCAAGCCGAAGGGCCAGCACAAGGCGATGGTGAACCGGCTGCTGCAGGTCCGCGCGCATCTGATCCTTTGCTTCCGCGCCGAGGAAAAGGTCGAGCCGGTCTATGTCGACGGCAAGATGAAGATGGTTCCGAAGAAATCGCGCACCGGCAAGGACGGCTGGATCCCGATCTGCGAGAAGAACCTGCCGTTCGAAATGACGTGCTCGTTCCTGCTGCTGTCGGACAGGCCGGGCGTGCCTGAGCCGATCAAGCTCGAGGAACAGCACCGCGCGCTATTCCCGGCAGGCTCGCCGATCAGCGAAGAAACCGGCCGCGCGCTCGCCGCATGGGCCGCTGGAGGAACCGCCTCCGCGACGGTCGAGAAAATTAACACGACCGCATTTAGGCGAAGCCCTGACGAAGCGGCGTCCAAAGCCGAAAACGATCTCGTCATGCGCGGCGAGGCTGCGGCGAACGGTGGCGTCGCCGTGTGGACGAACTTCTGGAACGGTTTGCCGCGTGAGGACCGCGCCGTGCTGCTGCCCCAGAAGGAGCGGCTCAAGGAGCTCGCCCGCAAAGTCGACGCCGAAGTCACCGCGACCGAAGAGGCAGGCGACGGCGTGCTGAACGAAGCCGCGTCCGACGAAGCCGAACTGCCGCTCGACCGCGGGCGCCGCCTGCTCGCGCTCTGCACGACCGAGAAGGACGCCGACGATCTGTGGCAATCGATCGCCGATGAACTCGACGAGGCGCAGCGGGGCGAATGGGACAAGCGGGTGGCGGTGCGGCGCAAGGAGTTGAAAAAGAAGTGAAGCCCCGCCGCCCCATTCGCCTCACCGACTCCTCCGGCGACATCCGCCCGCTCGGCGAGATCGACGCCGACGTGATCCGCTTGGCGCTGAAGCTGTATTCGGCGACGGAAGCGGCAAGGCGGCTCGGCATCGGGCGATCGACGCTGTACCGGAAGATGGCGGAGATGGAAATAATGGGCTCTGACTCCAAAGAAACGGGCATCCAGTGACTAATAGGGCGGCATATAGACCATCTGAACTTGCGCAGCACTGGCAGTGCTCGGAACGCCACATCTACAACCTCATCCGCCGCGGCGAGGTCCGGGCATTCAAGGTGGGCGGGAACCTGAGGATTTCGGCCGAAGAGGTCGCGAGGATCGAAGGTGGGGCCTCCGAATCTGTGGGTAACAGGCCGATGGCGTTTACAAACCCCTGGGGGCGGGCGTGACTGCCAGTGTGAAGATCGAGACGCCCTACATCCAAGCCTATACCGACAGGCACGGGCGGCGCCGCTATTATTATCGGCGCAAGGGGTTCGCACG